CGTGCCACGTCAAATGTTCATCGGTAGCGGTACGTAATGGGAAACAGATTTTCGTCCGGAAAGAACAGTATCGCGGAATGCGATCGCTGTGGATTTCAGTTCAAGCTGCACGAACTTCGCAAAGAAATTATCAAGACCAAGAACTACAATATCTTGGTTTGCCGTATGTGTTGGGACCCAGATCAACCGCAGCTCCAGTTGGGTATGTACCCAGTGGACGACCCCCAAGGTGTGCGCGATCCTCGACCTGACACTACCTACTACCAGTCTGGCTTGACGGCCGATGGCTCGTATGGCGGTGGTAGCCGAGTCTTTCAATGGGGCTGGAATCCTGTTGGCGGAGCAAAGTTTTTTGATGTGCCATTAACACCAAACTACTTGGTAATGGTGGCAGAAGTTGGTACAGTAACGGTTACAACGACGTAAGGAGTCGATCATGGCAAAAGAAGATATGAAAATGGATAAGAAGCAAGATGTTGCCCTTATCAAAAAAGCCTTCAAACAACACGACAAGCAAGAGCACAAAGGCGGCAAGGGCACAACCTTGAAGCTCAAGGCTGGCGGCGTGACAAGCAAAGCTATGATGGCCGTTGGCCGTAACATGGCTCGTGCAAACAACCAACGCGGAGGTTAATCATGCCAACGTACAAACAACCCAAGTCAGCACCCATCTCGGCTGCTGGCGTAGCGGACAATAAGCGCTACAACAAAGAGTTGAATACGTCTGTTGCCAATGTGCACAGCAACGACTACAAGCCAACCAAAACTTCGGGCATCAAAATCCGCGGTACTGGCGCAGCCACAAAGGGCTTGATGGCTCGAGGACCAATGGCCTAATATGAATTACGCTCAGCTCACGCTTGCAATCACCGACTACACGGAGAACTACGAGACTTCTTTCGTAGCGAACATCCCTGTCTTCGTCCAGCAGGCGGAGCAGCGGATTTTCAACTCGGTTCAGTTCCCGTCCCTGCGCAAGAACGTCGTCGGCCACACAACTGCGGCGAGACCGTATTTGGCCTGCCCAAGCGACTTCCTCGCCCCATACTCTATGGCGGTGATTGACCCCGTTACTGGCGCGTACGAGTACCTGCTGAACAAGGACGTGAACTTCATCCGTCAGGCGTACCCAAACCCAACGACAGACGTCGGCATCAGCAAGTACTACGCTTTGTTTGGTTCGCAGTCAAATGACCCGAACGAGTTGGTGTTCATTCTTGGCCCAACACCAGACGCACAGTACGACGTTGAGTTGCACTACTTCTACTACCCTGAGTCAATCACGGCTGGTACGAACACTTCTTGGTTGGGTGACAACTTTGACACAGTCTTGCTTTACGGCTCTTTGGTTGAGGCGTACACCTACATGAAGGGTGAGCAAGACATGATGCAGTTGTACAACCAGAAGTACATGGAAGCATTAGCGTTGGCTAAACGTCTGGGCGATGGTATGGAGCGTCAAGACGCGTACCGCTCAGGCCAGTTCCGTCAAAAGGTGACCTGATATGGCAATCCAACAAACAGTCACCAACAGCTTTAAGACTGAGTTGATGCAAGCGGTGCACAACTTCGGTCCTACTTCGCCAGACACTTTCTACATCGCCTTGTACACATCCACCGCCTCGATTGGCGCGGGTACTACTGAGTACAGCACGTCTTTGGTTGGCGAAGTTCCTGATGGCAATGGCTACGCCACCGGCGGTCAAGAATTGACGATCAATCAGACCCCTGTAATCGGTAACACTTTAACGAGCGTGCCCACGGCGTACGTCTCGTTTGCAAACATCTCTTGGGACAATGCGTCTTTCACTGCTCGCGGAGCGCTGATTTACAACTTCACCCAAGGTAACAAATCTGTTGCGGTGCTAGACTTTGGCGCGGATAAGACCGTTGCTGACGCTACCTTCACAATCACTTTCCCACCGGCAGATGCCAACAGCGCCATCGTGCGTATCTCTTAAAGGAGTTTTCAAATGAGCTTAGATAAAATCACTGCCGTAGACAAATGCGAAGCAGCTACAAAGTACAACACACAGCCTGCTGACGTGTTGGCAATCCACGGTTTCTACCAAGCCACTTGCTTCGATGCCCAAGGCAACGTGAAGTGGGACGCACCCATTGAAAACCTCGTGACTACCGTCGGTAAGAACTTGACACTGGACTCAGTGTTGGGCAACTCTGCTGGTGGCGCAGTTGTGATGGGCCTCAAAGGTTCTGGTACTGCTGACGTGGCTGACACTCAGTCATCTCACGCAGGTTGGTTGGAAGTTGGCGGCACAAACGCCCCAGCCTACACAGGTAACCGTCAATCTCCATCGTTCAGCGCAGCCGCTGCGGGCAGCAAGACAACTTCTGCTGCTGTGAGCTTCTCGATCACTTCTGGTGGTACGGTCGCTGGTTGCTTCATCAACATCGGTGGTAGCGCTACAAAAGACAACACCACAGGCACTTTGTTCTCCGCTGGTGACTTCTCCAGCCCCAAAGCAGTTGTTAGCGGCGACACAATCGCCGTGACTTACACAGCTACACTGACCTAATCCAATGGCACAAGGGTGGAGTTACGGATACTGGGGCGACCTAGGATGGGGTGGCGGGGAAACCTACGCCGTCTCTATAACCGAGACTGCCGCCCTTTCTTCTACTGAAGACGCAGCTACGGCGTACCACGTCTCCGACTCGGTAACAATGTCGTTGACTGAGGCCCAGTCTGCGCTGACTAACTACACCCTGTCTCGCACAGAGACTGCGGCAATAACTGAGTCACAAAGTGCTTCGGCTAGATACACGGTATCTAGAACCGAGACAGCCATCATCACGGAATTGCAGGCTCCGCAAGGGACGTATGCAGTTGCGGTATTTGACACAATGGCTATTGTGGACGTGCCTGCGGCCATCACGGCATACCACGCTAACGTGGTTGAAACAGCCGTTATTACCGATGCGCTTGGTGGCGGCGGCATATTTCCAAAGTCTGTCTCTGAAACCTACGCAATCACTGAGTTGCAGACAGTCGGCACGTACTATGCCGTGTCTTGTGATGAGACGGCAGCGATCGACAACACACAGGCTGTAGCCCTTACGATCCTTGCAATTTGTAACGAGACCGCTACAATCACAACGCAACAATTGCCGCAGACATTCTTCAATGCTTCGCGCACTGAGACGGTAGCAATTTCGGAAACTCAGGCAGCCGCTGGTGGCCAGCTTTGGATACCAATTGACACAGAACAGTCCCCTGACTGGACCCCGATCACAACTTAGGAGTTTTGAATGACTACCGGAAACACCTCCCTCCTTGGCCTTGCACTGCCGGTAACCGGCGAGCTGACAGGTACATGGGGCGACACAGTAAACGATTCGATTACTTCGTTGCTCGACACTGCCGTTGCTGGCACTACGACACTCAGCACGGATGCTGACGTAACCCTGACTACAACAGTCCTTGCAGCCAACCAAGCGCGTCAAGCTATTCTGTTGTGGACCGCCAGCGGCACAGTAACCCGCAACATCACGGCCCCTGCGCAGAGCAAGGCGTACATCGTCATCAACGCAGGTACAGGCTCCATTGTGCTGCGCGGTGCAGGGCCAACCGCAGGCGTCACGATTGTTGCAGGCGAGCGCTGTGTCGCTGCTTGGAATGGTTCTGACTTTGTGAAGATTGCTACCAGCACGGCTGATGGCGTCACAAGCGTCGGGGGCACGGGCACAGTCAACGGCATCTCCCTGTCTGGCACAGTCACAAGCACAGGCAACTTGACGCTGGGCGGAGCGCTGACAGGCGTAAACCTCGCAACACAGGTCACAGGACTTCTGCCAGTTGCCAACGGCGGCACAGGAACAGCCACCCCCGCGCTTGTTCAGGGGTCTGGCGTCACAATTACAGGCACTTGGCCCAACCAGACGATTGCGGCCACAGGCTCCGGCGGCACGGTTACAGCGGTCACTGCATCCGCTCCTCTAGCGTCCAGTGGCGGCACAACACCGAACATCAGCGTTACGGGCACATTGGCCGCAGCCAACGGCGGCACAGGAAACGCAAACGGCACTGTGGCAAAACTAGCAACAACCAACTTCTCGGTGGAAGAGTCTGGCGGTAAACTGGTGTTCAAATACGGAGCGACCACGATTGCTTCGATGGACAGCAGCGGTAACATCATTTCCGCTGCCAACGTCACCGCTTTTGGAACACCATAAGGACTACAAATGACATTGCCAGCTTCTGGACCCCTTTCGCTGACCGACATCCAAACTGAGTTTGGCGGAACCAACCCTATCGGGATGAACGAGTACTACGCTGGTGGTGGCTTGGTCCCGCCCGGAACGACAGGCACGTACGGCGCTGTTCCCTCAAGCGGTGCGTTGAGCATCCAGAACTTCTACGGCACATCAAACTACATCCCCGTTTACATTGAAGAGTTGTTCAGCACTTGGTTGTACGACGGGACTGGAGCGGCTCAGACAATTACCAACGGGATTAATATTTCTGGTAATGGGGGGCTGGTTTGGATTAAAACCAGAAGCAACGCTTATAACCATGTTTTGTCGGACACTGCCAGAGGCGCTACACAATGGCTAAATTCTGCCAGTACAGACCAATCTGTATTTAGATCAAACTATGTAACTGCGTTTAACACAAACGGTTTTAATGTTGGCGACTCTAGTGATACAAGTCCAAACTTCAACACTGTGGTCTCATGGACCTTCAGAGAGCAGCCGAAGTTTTTTGACATTGTGACGTATGCAGGGACGGGTTCCCCTCAAAACATTGCACACAATCTTGGTAGTGTTCCCGGTTGCATTATTGTTAAATCCTCAGACCAAGCATCAACGTGGAGGGTCTACCACAGAAGCATAGGAAACACAGGCGCTTTGGCTTTAAACCTAACAGCCGCTACTGTAACAAATACATCTTACTGGAATGACACATCTCCAACAGCAACGCAGTTTACGGTTGGCGATAACTCGGGAACCAACGCCGCAAGCACTGCTTACGTTGCCTACCTGTTCGCGCATGACAGCGGTGGCTTTGGCCTGACGGGTACGGACAATGTGATTTCGTGTGGGTCGTTTACAGCTAGTGGCTCAGGTGGAGACGTAAATTTAGGGTATGAACCACAATGGGTGATGATTAAGCGCACCGACAGCACTGGTAGCTGGCGTATGCTCGATATTATGCGAGGGTACGATAATAGCGATGTAGATGCAGTATTACTTGCCAACTCATCCTCAGCAGAGACCAACTCTCAAGTTGGCACACCTTTTGCAAGCGGCTTTACAGAGTTTTTGTCTGCGGGAACCTACATCTACATAGCCATACGCCGTGGCCCGATGAAAGTGCCGACAACAGGGACGAGTGTGTTTGCGCCAGCAACGCGAACAGGAACAGGAACAACAGCAACAGTTACATCATCAATATCGCCAATTGATATGTTGTTCAGCACCAATACCGATCGCGTTGCCAGCACTGTAAACAGTTTTTGGGATAGATTGCGCGGCGGCGGGGTTTACTTAAACTCAAACTCTACAAACGCAGAGGCATCAAACACTTCGGTGTCTGGGTTTGATGTTCAAAACGGCGTGACAATGCAGGGCTCGTTAATCACAAACGGAAACTCTTATCCGTATGTAAACTACAACTTCAAACGCGCCCCCGGCTTCTTTGATGAGGTTTGCTATACGGGGACGGGAGCCAACAGGACTGTGGCGCACAACTTGACTGTTGCCCCTGAGATGATGATTGTAAAGACACGAAGCGGCGCAAATGATTGGACTGTTTACGCTAATGGAGTTGGCAATACAAAAGCACTTTTTCTTAACACAACCGCCACACCAGACACTTGGGATGCGTATTGGAATGACACTACACCAACATCATCGGTTTTTACTGTTGGGACAGGCTCAAATACAAATCAATCTGGAGTGACCTATGTAGCTTACCTCTTTGCAACCTGCCCCGGTGTGAGCAAGGTGGGGTCATTCACAGGCACAGGCGCAACTCAAGTCATCAACTGCGGATTCACTGGCGGCGCAAGGTTCGTTCTTATCAAGGCAACCAGCACCACAGGCGACTGGTACGTCTGGGACTCTGCCCGTGGCATCGTGGCAGGTAACGATCCCTACTTGCGCCTCAACAGCACAGCCGCTGAAGTCACAACAACCGACTGGGTGGACACTGCTGCAACAGGTTTTGAACTGAGCAATTCTGGCGGCAACTTGGCTAACAGCAACGGCGTCTCCTACATCTTCTTGGCAATCGCATAAGGAAAAATCATGCAAGTACGAATCAGAGAAACAGGCGCAGTGATGTTTTGGAACGAGTTCCGGGACTTGCTGTTGGCACAAAACCCCGGTGAGTTGATTACTGTGGCCCCGCAAACCGAAGAGTGGCTGGACGCCAAAGGCGCTGACGTGGTCTTTGAAGGCCCGCAGGCAACAGGCGGCACGGTGTATCAGTTCTCCATGCGTCAAGGCGTAGAGCAGGCCGGAGGCAAGTGGTATACCAAGTACATCCTCGGCCCGATCTTCACCGACGGCGAAACCACAGCCGCAGAGCAAGAGGCTGCTTACAAAGCCATGAAGGATGCAGAACGGGCCACGGCTATGCGCCAGCAGCGCACCGAAAAGCTCAAGGACAGCGACTGGACACAGCTTGCTGACTCCCCTGTAGACAAGACTGCGTGGGCTGCTTACCGCCAAGCCCTGCGCGACATTACCGCACAAGCAGGCTTCCCTTGGACTATCGACTGGCCTGAGCAGCCATGAAAGATTGGGCCGTTAGCTTTATCGCTGCGGCCCTTTTAGTTGGGCTCGTCATCTGGTGCGCCTATATTGTCATCCCGCTGTTGAGGTGAAGTATGTTGGCGGAAATTGCAGCAGCGAATGCAGCCTTCGCAGTAATAAAAGGCGCACTGGCAAACGGCAAGGAACTGCACCAGCTTGGTTCACGGGTCTTTGACTACTTTGACAACAAGGCCAAAATTCAGGAGTCGGTCACCAAGAAAGGTGGCGGCTCTGACCTTGAAGAGTTCATGGCCTTGGAGCGGCTCAGGCAGCAGGAAGAAGAGCTGCGTGAGCGCATGGTCTACGCTGGCCGTCCGGGTATGTGGGCTGACTGGCAGAAGTTCCAAGCCCAAGCTGCCCGTAAGCGCCGAGAGGACGCTGAAGCTGCCAAGCGCGAGAAGCTCCGTAGAGCGGCACGTCTGGCGCAGTTGATTGAGTACATTGTGCTTGGCATGGCGTCCGTGGTCTTGGCCGCGCTGATCATCTACGGCATCGTGCTTTACATGAAATATCTGAGATGAGCGACGAGAAGCTGAACGCCAACACAACACTCGACAAGGTGCTCGGGTATGTGGACTCGCCGTTTAAACTCTTCGCTATCATTTTGATGGGCGTGATTGCGTTTGCTGGTTACTTCCTCTGGCAGAACCAGACCTTCATGATGGACGCCTACAAGGAGTCCAAGAAGCTGCCTGAGATAAACACCGCACGGGCGGATGATGCCAGCTCCATGCTGCTCAAGAAAACAGGGGCCACCGTTGTCGCTGTCTTCAAGGTTAACCCCCTGTTCAACAGCCGGGTGCTGTACAAGGCTTACACCAAAGACGGCAGGGATAAAACCATTGAGGACATCGACGTGGGGCTGTTCAGCCAGAACTCGTCCAACAACTCAGACGTGGTGCGGCTGATGACCAACGAGATTCCCTGCGGGGAATACCGCTACGCGCAGTCTGAGGTGGGTCTGTGGTACTTGGAGAAGGGTGTGGGGTACACCTGCCGGGTGAGCGTGCCGCCTGACAGCCACAGGTTTGTCGGACAGATTACAGTGGGCTGGGCGCAGCAGCCTGAGAACATCGACCAAGTTAAATTCATGCTGGAGATTGCCAGCGCTATGCTAACCAAAAGGGGCCATTGATGCTTTCACTACTTTCTACCCTCGGCGGTCTGCTGATCTCCGGCCTACCCAAGCTGCTGGAATACTTCCAGAACAAGGCCGACCAGAAACACGAATTGGCACTGGCGCGAGTCCAGACCGAGCGGGAACTGCAACTGGCCGCTGCTGGCTTTGCGGCTCAGGCCAAGATGGAAGAAATCCGCACCGAGCAGGTGGCAATGGAGACTGACGCCCGGATGACGGAAGCAGCTCTTGCCCATGACGCCAAGGTGCTTGAGAAAGCAGCTACGTGGGTATCCAGCTACGTGGGCACTGTGCGCCCCACGGTGACATACATCTTCGTGCTGGAGCTGGTGGCGATCAACGCCTTCATGGCATGGTACTTGTGGAACCACCCCGGCCTGATCCAGAACATTGACGATGTCATCAAGTACGCCGACCTGATTTTCTCCAGCGACGAGATGGCCATGCTCGGCGGGATTATTGGCTTCTGGTTCGGTAGCCGTGGTTGGAGCAAGAAGTGAAACTGAGCAAGGCAGGGGAAGACCTGATGCACCGGTACGAGGGCTTTCGCTCTCGGCCCTACCTTTGCCCAGCCCATATCTGGACGATCGGCTACGGCCACGTTCTGTACCAAGAGCAGATCAGACTCCCTATGGTGCGGCCCGAAGGTAAGACCAAGGCCGACATCCCCATGATCCGCAAAGAGTTCCCACTGAAACCGGAGGACAACCGTGTCTGGACGAAAACGGAAATCGACGAACTATTCCGCGCTGACGTCGGAACTTTTGAACGGGGTGTTCTTCGTCTTGTTCCCGGTGTGGTTGGGCGTCAAGGCTCTTTCGACGCTCTTGTCTCTATTTCCTATAACTTTGGGCTAGGCAACCTCCAACGCAGCACCATCCGGATGCGTGCAAACCGGGGTGATTGGGATGGCGCAGCAGATGCTTTTCGTGTTTGGACCAAGGGGGGTGGCAAAGTCCTGCCCGGCCTCGTCAAGCGCCGCGAAGCCGAGATTGCGCTGTTCCTGAGTTAAGTGCGAAAATGTCGCAAAACTGAGGTAAACCATGCCCCTTTCCAAGATACTGTTCAAACCGGGAATCAACCGGGAAAACACGCGCTACACCACCGAAGGCGGCTGGTATGACGGCGACAAGGTGCGTTTTCGTCAGGGCACGCCCGAGAAGATTGGGGGCTGGCAGCGCATTTCAGCCAACACGTTCCTTGGTACTTGCCGTTCCTTGTGGAACTGGGTCACGCTTGGGTTTTTGAACCTTGTCGGTGTTGGTACAAACCTGAAGTTCTACATCGAGCGCGGCGGTGCTTACAACGACATCACGCCAATCCGGGATACCGTCACCCTGACAAATCCCTTTACGGCTACCAACGGCTCCCCCATCATCACTGTTGCAGATACGGCGCATGGCTGCGTGTCTGGTGACTTTGTAACCTATAGCGGGGCCACGGGTTTGGGCGGCAACATTACAGCGGCAGTGCTCAATGCAGAGCACCAAGTCACAGTGGTGAGCGTAAACTCTTACACAATTACTGTTGGCGTCAATGCCAACGCTACCGATGTGTCAGGCTCTCCCGGCGGCGGCACAGTCACTGCGGCGTACCAGATCAACGTCGGCCCTGAGTTCGTAGTTCCAATTACGGGCTGGGGCGGCGGAACTTGGGGGTCCGGTGTTTGGGGTACTGGCGGAAGCTCTTTATCTACAATCCGCCTGTGGAGTCAGCGCAATTACGGTGAAGACCTTGTGTTTGGCCCCCGCAGTGGCGGGTTGTATTACTGGGACGCTACATCCGGCATTACGTCTCGGGGAGTTTTGCTGCGCAGTCTGGGCGGTACTGCCACCATCACAATCGCTTCTCCAGCCGTGGTCACGTCTACGGTGCTGTACACCGAGGGCGCTGCGGTGGTGTTCTCTACGACAGGGGCACTGCCTACGGGCATCACAGCAGGCACAACGTACTTTGCGTTTAACAACGTCGGGCTGACCTTTCAGCTTATTGACACAGCGGGCAACATCGTTAATACCTCCGGCACGCAGTCGGGCGTTCAGACCATCACGCCAAACGACATCCCGTTGGTGCAGAACTACATCATGGTGTCCGACACCTCGCGGTTCATCTTTGCCTTGGGCACAAACGACTACGGCTCCACAACGCTGGACCCGATGCTTATCCGCTGGTCAAACCAAGACGACCCTTACAACTGGACGCCTGACGCCACCAACCAAGCAGGCAGTATCCGGCTGTCCGACGGCTCCGAAATCATCACGGCCATCCAGACCCGACAGGAAATTGTCGTGTTCACGGACTCGGCGCTGTACTCGCTCCAGTACCTTGGACCACCCAACGTGTGGCAGACACAGTTGCTTGGTGGCAACATCTCAATCCAAGGGCAGAACTGCGTAGCTCTTGCCTCCGGTATTGTGTACTGGATGGGGGTGGACAAGTTCTACGTCTACGACGGTCGCCTGCAAACGCTCAACTGTGACGTTCGCCGGTACGTGTTCAGTGACTTCAATCAGGCGCAGGCTGCGCAGGTGTTTGCAGGGACCAACGAGGGCTTTAACGAGGTCTGGTGGTTCTATTGCTCTGCCAACTCCAATGTGGTTAACAAGTACGTGGTGTTCAACTACGCAGAGAAAATCTGGTACTACGGCACGATGGGCCGCTCGGCGTGGCTGGACTCCGGACTGCGCGACTACCCGCTGGCTGCAACCTACAACCACAACTTGGTGAACCAAGAGCAGGGCCTCAACGACAACGAGACCGGTACAACCGCGTCTATTGCGGCCAACATTTCGTCGTCCGAGTTTGACATCCAAGACGGGCACAACTTTGGTTTTGTATGGCGTGTGCTGCCAGATTTGACGTTTGAGACATCCTCCACGTCGCCTACCATGCAGGCCCCCACTGTGACCATGACGCTGTTTGGCTTGTCAAATTCAGGCTCAGGCGTGACCAGCTCGGCTGGGGCCCCGGTTGCAGCCAGCGCTTCGTACACCCTTACCGAAGGGTTCACAGGGCAGATTTACACGCGGATGCGGGGTCGGCAGTTGATTTTCAAAATTGAGTCCAACCAGATCAATACCACATGGCAGATTGGTGCGCCCCGTGTTGACATCAGACCGGACGGAAGACGATGACCTTTATTGTCACCACCGAATACGCGATCGACAAGGTCGCTGCACCTAACTTACCGCTTGCTCCGCCTGAGTGGAATCAGCGCTACCAAGACCAGTTTGCCAACGTCTTGCGTCTGTACTTCAACCGGCTGGACAACTTTATTGCCAGCCTAGAGACATCGGGCGCAATCAGCCCCGGACTGATTAACAACCCTAACGGGCTGTTTTTTAATACCGCCAATCAAACTCTGGCCGCTGTAAATACCGGCTACCCCATCACGTTTAACCAGACTTACCTCAACAACTCGGTTGCGCTTCAACCCGCCAGCACCTCTAAAATTGAAGTGGCAGTGTCCGGGGTATACAACTTCCAACTGTCCTGTCAGCTAAAGAGCACAAACGCTTCAGGCAAAGATGTACAAATCTGGATCAGACGCAATAACATTACGATTGGGTATTCCGCGCACAAATACACGGTTGAAGGCTCCGACAACCATTTCAACGTAGCTTGGAACTTCAACATTGATTTGGCAGCAGGTGAGTACATTGAGATGTACTGGGGCGCAGACGACACCAACGTCGTCCTAGAGGCTGTTGCAGCCTCTGCCCCGTACCCCGCCACGGCGTCAGCGGTGATGTCGGTTAGTTACGTTGCGCGGTTGCCTGATCCCCGACCAACACCACCCCCATGATTGCCTTGGAAGCTACCCACATGATATTATCGACCAACACCCATTTTGAGAGGCAGACATGAGCCTTCACGCACTTGCCAGTCACATGGCCACCAAAGGTCGCGGCGGCGATTCGATGCTCGTCCACATGACCCCCGGCGAAGTCCAAGCGTTGCAAACGCTGGCCGAACGCCACGGCGGTACATTGACAATTAACCCAGAAACGGGCCAGCCGGAAGCCAACTTCTTGAAGAAGATGCTGCCCATGATTGCGGGCATGGCGTTGAACTTCTTTGCGCCCGGTTTTGGTACTGCTATTGCGGGTGGCTTGGGTCTTGGCGGTATGGCTGGTGCCGCAGCTATCGGCACCGGTATCGGGGTCGGCGGCATCGCAGGGCTGGCTACGGGTAGCCTGTCTCGCGGTCTCATGGCGGGTCTGGGTGCGTACGGCGGCGCAAGTCTGGGCGCTAGTTTGGCTGGCGCAGGTCAAGGCGCAATGGCCGCAGGGGATATTGCTGCGCAACAAGCCGCAGGCACATTCCCCGTAGCACCGGAGCTGGCGGGTTTAAGTTCTGAAGCGGCTACCGCAGCTACAAATACTTATGCGAGTCAGGTAGCGGCCGCACGCGACGCCGCTCTAAGCACAGCAAAAGACGCTGGTTTGGGGACACAGCTATCAGCCGGTATGAAGCAGGTGGCCAGTAACCCCGGTATGTACGCAAAAGACATAGGAATGGCGGGTTATGCGGCGGCAACGCCGATGATGGCCGCAGATACCGTGCAAACCACAACAAAGCGCCCAGACACTGGCACGATCCGCAACTTTACCTTTGACCCTTATGGCCAGACGTACACCAGCGCCGGGAACTACCCTGCCAGCGAGTACAAAGGCATGGCCCAAGGCGGTATCGTGGCGTTGGCCGCAGGTGGCACACCAAACAGTATTGAAGACCTGTACAAAACTTACGCAGGCCGAGGATCAGACCCCGGCGGGTTGCAGTACTGGACGCAGCAGTTCGGGGACACGATTGATCCGGGCGAGATTGACGTATTTAAAAGCTCGGTTGCCGCAGCACGGGGGCTGGGTACGGAGCCTGTTGATGTGACGCGAGCACAAGCCAACACGTTGGTGGAAAACATGTACCGCAACGTGCTGAACCGCGATGCTGAGCAATCAGGGCTGAATTACTGGGCTGACATGATTCAGACCTCTAACGACCCCACTAAAGTCTACAACGACTTTTTGGCTTCTGCGAAAGCAGGTACAGAGCTTGGTAAGTTCAACATGGGCTACGAGCAAGCGGTTACGCCGTTTCGAGGTTACGTGTCGGCTGATACCGGCACAAATGCTGACGAGTGGGTGCGTAACGTCTTGGGCCGAGAGGTTACTGCCGCTGACCGGAACCAGTCATGGTACAAAGACATGGCGGGCGTGACCACCGCACAGGAAGCAAAAGACGCATATAGCGACTTCTTGCAGAGTACCGGCGCTAACACAAACTTGGACTGGATGGCGGCGTCGCAGCTTGCACCCCTTGCACCCCCTGCCGTAAAACGTGAGGTGACAACCCCAGCAACAAACGCCCCTGAAGGCACGACAAACCCTTACGGCAACGCTACCAATCCCGGCGATCAGACCCGAAATGCAGACGGTTCTATCACGGTGCAGCCAAACATTCCGGGCCGTCCGTATGGTGGGTTCTCGGGTATGCAGCAAGTTAAGGATGCGTACACCCAAGGCGGCGGCAGTCTGGGGTACACAAACGCTGCGCCTAAGACCATGGAAGAGTTTAACCAACGCTTCAACACTCAGACCGGCGACTCGTTGGCTGCGTACAACTACCTCATAGGTAAGGGCGCTAACCCTGCCACACAGCAGCGCGTGGGCGAAATTGCTCGGCCATACAGCGAGGCCATACGCGGTATCCCTGCCGCAGAAGGCCGACCAACGCAGAAATACATTTACCAAAACGGTAAATACGTTGAAAACCCCAACTACCGTCCGCTGTCCTACAACAGCAAAGGGGAGCGCACAGTAGGCCTGACTTCAAACGAAGTCATCAAAGGTTTGCAAGGACTCAAGGACCCTAAAGATGACGGCGCATTGTTTGACTGGGTGACCAAAAACAGCATTTCTGAAGCGCAGCTTGCTGCTGCACTGGGCATCTCAATTCTTGAAGCACGTGCACGCCTTGCCGCAGGCAAGAAAAAGAGCACCGGTTCCATGGATGTGTCAGCGTCTTCGGGCGGTGGTGGCGATGGTGCTGGCGGTGACGGTGCTGGCGGTGCTGGTGCTGGTGCTGGCGGTGACGGTGCTGGTGCTGGTGCTGGTGCTGGCGGTGACGGTGCTGGTGCTGGTGCTGGCGGTGACGGTGCTGGTGCTGGGGGGGACTGCGTTGACCCCGCTGTGTTAATTATGTTGGGCAATAAAACGTACGTCCCCGCAGGCACTATCAAAGTCGGGGACGTGCTTTTTGCAATGCATGAAAACACGCACGAGTTTGGCCTGTACCCTGTTGAGCATGCGGAAGAAGTGCAGCAGCCAAAAGCCGTTGTTACGTTCCATGACGGCTCGACAATGACCACTTCACACAGCCATAAGTTTTTCATGACAAACGGTTCATGGAAACAGGTCTACCAGATTGATGTTGGTGATGTGGTGAAAGCGGTTCCCGGAGAGATGGATAAAACAGTTACAGAAGTGACCCCCATCAGTGACGGCCCTGTGATGAAAATTACAGTCAAAGACGCGCACACGTACATTTCTGAGGGCCTTATTTCACACAACATGAAAGCTCGTGGCGGGCGTGTTCGCCAACGCTACGCAGTGGGTGGTAGTCTTGGTGGCCTTGGCGCTCTGGCTGCTGGCGGTCAAGCTGGCTACAACCTTGGCGGCTACTCTGATGGTGGTCGTTTGCTGCGTGGCCCCGGTGATGGCGTGTCTGACAGCATCCCTGCAACGATTGGTGATAAGCAACCCGCACGCCTTGCCGATGGTGAGTTTGTGGTTCCGGCCCGCATCGTCTCTGAGCTGGGTAACGGCTCGACTGAAGCTGGCGCACGCAAACTGTACTCCATGATGGACCGCGTTCAAAAAGCTCGGGGCAAGACCACCGGTAAAAACCGCGTAGCTGCCAATACCCGTTCTGAAAAATATCTTCCAGCATAAGGAGCCAAGACATGGCTGAACAAGTTTCGCAACGCGTTGAACAAACCGCCATCCCCGACTACGCCAAGCCGTATGTGGAGACTCTGTTGGGGCAGTCCGCTGCACTAACCGACCTTGAGTACAACCCGTACATGCAGTACATGGGGGACCGCCAAGCGCAGTTCTCCCCATTGCAGCAACAGTCGTACGAGAACGCCGCTTTGATGCAGACTGCTCCGCAGTTGGCAGACGCCACTGCGCTGGCCGGACAGGCAGGTCTGGGCGCACTGAACACACAGTTCACATACAACCCCTACCAAGCCAAGTCGTTTACGGATCAGACACAGAACGCCGCAGGACAAAACATGTCCCAGCAGTACATGTCGCCGTACATGCAGAACGTGGTGGACGTTCAGTCCCAGCAAGCCAGACGCCAAGCAGAAATTGCGGGGCAGACTCAGCAAGCCCAAGCCGCCCGTGCGGGCGCTTTTGGTGGCGCACGGGACTACATCTCTCGTGCACAGGGTAATGCCGACTTGCAGCGCACGCTGGCAGGCATCCAAGCTACGGGCTCCCAAAACGCGTTCCAGCAAGCCATGCAGCAGTTCAACGCCGAGCAAAGCGCAAACCAAGCAGCGGCCAACCTCAACGCGCAGCAAGGGCAGTTTGGCGCAGGTCTGGGCATCCAAGGTCTGCAAACAGCTTTGACCAGCGCCAACACATTGGGT